TTCAGCAATATGCAGGGTGGTTTCAAACTCCGCGGACGTGTTCGTGGAGGAGAAGTACCTATTGTTCCAGGAGAGTTTGCTGATTTAGATGCCGCTGTAGATGATATTAACAAAGCTATCATGCCACTACCGTTTAAAGAGCCAAGCCAAACCATGATGCAACTTCTACAGTTTTTGGTAGAAACAGGTAAACGCTTTGCTAATACAGCAGACATGAAAATGAGCGATGCTAATCAAAATACTCCTGTTGGCACTACTATGGCACTTCTTGAAGAAAACGGAAGAGTGTTTAGTGCTATTCATAAAAGATTGCACGTAGCACAACGCAAAGAGTTTAAGATAATTGCACGGTTAAACGGAATATACCTACCAAACCGTTATCCCTTTGCTGTAAAAGGCGATGAAGTCTATGTTCTAAGAAGTGATTTTGATAGTCGTGTGGATGTTGTTCCTGTTTCAGACCCTTCTACTTTTTCTAGCACACAAAGAATTAGCCAAGCACAAGCTATGCTTCAAATGTCACGAGAAGCACCTGATATTCACAATAAATTTATGGCATACAAACGTATGTATGAAGCTCTTCGTGTTCCTAATTTTGAAGAAGTTTTAATAGACCCTATGGACATCCCTAGAAGGGATGCAGTAGCAGAAAATGTCGCTATTATGCACGGCAAACCCGTTAAAACTTTTGAAGACCAAGATCATCAAGCTCATATGAAAGTTTTGGATGATTGGTTCAACCGATTAGACCCCCCTGCTCAACAAATGTATATGTCTCCCTATGCCAGTCATAGGGCTGAACATATGGCGCTATCTTACCGCGCACAAATACAAGCTCAGCTTAATTCACAATTACCTGCTTTACCTGATTTTTCTGATCCCAGAACAGATAAAAAATCAATTGACCCTGTAGTAGATGCTCAAATTAGCCAAGCGGCGGCTGTTATGATTTCTCAAAATCCACAAGGACCGATGGGACCGCCTTTGCAAATGCCTGATCCTAAAGCACAGGAAGCGGCACAAGACCCTCTAGCGGCGGCTAGAATGTTAGCAGAAGCAGAAGCAATGTCTATTCAAGCTAAAACACAGGCTGATATACAGTCCAAGCAAGCCAAAGCTCAAAGCGATCTGCAGATTGCACAAATGAGAGCACAGTTTGATATGCAATCCAAGCAACAGCAAATGCAACTCGATATGCAGATGCAACAAATAAAATTACAGGCTGATGCTGATCAAGAGCGAATGAAAGCTCAATTAGAAGCAGAAACAGACCGTGAGAAAAATGATGCTGAGATTCGTCAAATGTGGGCTAAAGCTGAAGCTGACATACAAATCGCACAAGAAAAAGCCTCTGCCTCTTTACAAGCCAAGCAAATGGAACTAAGTGTTAAAATACAGTTAGAAGAAGCTAAAGCCGCTAATACGATGGAAGTAGATACGATGAAAGCGCAAGGTCAAATGCAGCTGGAATTAAACGATGGCGGGTGAACGTTTTGTAATTAACACAATAACGGATATCTTACGCAAATGGGGTTCTCCTCAAGAAGCTGCTCGCAAGTTGACACGTATAGCAGACGAGGCTCCAAACACTCTGACGCAATTCCAACCTCCTGTCGTAGCAGAGCAACTAGATCGTGCGGGACGCGGGTATGATGATATTGCTATTATGAATCCTAGTGACTTTAAGAAACTTGCCCAAGATCAGAATTCTTATGATCTTGATTTATACGACAAAGCTAAAGGCGACGATTTGCTTCGTATTTTACAAGGGAAACCTTCTCGTGCTACAGCCGATATAGATGCTGGACCCGATATGCGCTCAAGCGACACAAACGTACCGTACTTTCAAGAAGGTCGATATAGAGCAACAACAAATCCTGGATTTGATTCTAACTTAGAACTTTCTTTTGATTCTCCTCCTACGACTAACCCTATTCTCAGGGTAGATAGTCACGAAGGTCGCAACCGTTCTCGTACTATGTCTGATAGAGGTGATCTTGAAACACTTGTGTCACTTGGAACACGTTCTGGATACCCTAAAGAAGCGGCTCAAATTAAAGAATTATTGAGTAATCCGCAAACAGAAATCTACAGCCAACCAGATATAACTGGTCAAAACAGTGTAAAGGTTGGTCCCTTGTCTCAACTATTCCGAATACTCGGTTTAGGTGGTATTTCTTCTTTACCTATGCTAGAGGATTAATCATGGCTTATACACCGAAAAAAATATACGAGAATGTTTACAACCCGTTTGCGGTTGCTAATCAAGACATGTTTCGGTACGGAATAGGTTCTTCTACTCCAGAGTTAAGAACTTTTTATAACCGTTCCTATCCAGAAGATGAAGTTGTTGAAGAATCAATAGTTCCAGTTCCGGGTGCGCCTATTCGTCAGTATAGATCTTCAGCACCAGCGAACATAGGGGGTGGTAGCAGCGGATATACCCCAGACTTCAACACTTTGCCCCAGTATGATAGCAGTTTTTTAGATTCTGTTTTTGAATCTAATTATGACGGAAACAGGGCTATGACTGCCGAAGACCTTATAAGTCAAGGTATAAATAAATCTTCTGGAACCGCTGATACTATAGGCGATATTTCTTCTTTTTTGAGTCTTACTCCTCTTGCTCCGATAGGACTAGCGGGTTCACTTGCTTCAGGGCTTTCTGAAATAAAAGGTCTTAACGAGTATGCAAGAAGCGTAGGAGCACCAGAGCTTTCTAAAACTCAAATAGCTTTAGCCGCCGCTAACCCTGTTAAGGGGGTAGAAGACTACGCTAGAGAAAATGTAGAAAGTTTTCTAGACCTTGATAATAACCGCACTGATTTTAGCAAAAGCCCCGAACAGGCTCGTGAAGAACAAAATTACCTGTCTAATATGGATAGAAACATGACAGTGGCTGAGTTATCTGATCAGCTTAACAATCCAAGAAGTTTTGCTGAGCCAGCTCCTTCAATATCTGTTGCTGCTCCAGCGCCTACATCACAAAACGACAAGTTAGGAGTTTTCGGCGATTTTGCTCCTACACTAGCGCCTACATTTTCAAGTGATTATTACACAGCCCCCCAACAAAGTATGACGTCTGCTTATGATAGACCAAACAGTGACACTGTTTTAGGAGGATCTAGCACGCAAGACCTTATAGGTGCTCAAAACGCCGATATGATGGTTGGACCAGTAGAGACTGATTATCAAACACTGGGTGAAAAAACGAGCGGAATAGTCAACCCTGATTTAGACAGCGCAATGGCGGCTATTGTTTCTAAATATGGAAGTCGTGAAAATTTTGCAAAAGCATTAGATGCTGAACGAAACCCTTCTCGTTCTCCTTTATCTACATCAGATCTTGCAATTACGTCTCCAGATATGGGAGGCATGGGCGGAAGACTTAACCGCAATGATCCAGCACCAATTCAAGCTAACCTTGTTGGAGAAATTGGAGAAAGAGGAATAGCCTATACTAACCCTATTGATGGCGGTTATGATTTTAATCCGTATTCACAGTATACTAATCCCAACACAGGATATCAAGAAAACTTATCTGCACAAGCTTTAGTAGACTCTCTAACAAATGATAGAGCGCCTTCAATTACTAATCCTTCTTCTTTACCAGCAACATCTTTTAGTGGAGACCAGTACGCTAGAAGTTTGATGTCGGATCTTTCTGCACCTGTTTCTGTTGATAACTTTGATAACCTTGCTGTAGATGGTTATTCTTTGGATAGAGCACAAAACGAAGCCTCACTAGCAGAAGACCCTAACAGCGCGGCGTATAGTGACTTTGGGTTAAGCGGTTTACTTGAAGGTTTGACAGACCAAAACATAGATAATGATATTTCAAGGTCACGTAATACTGATATGGGGAAGTACGGTGATTTTAATCAAAAAGATAATAGAGGTGCATTAGCTTCTTTGGTTACTAATAATAGATCTGCTCCACCAACAGCGACTCCAGCAAACAGTATTCTAGGTTCTTTGTTCAGCGGTAGTGGAGGATATGAACTAGACGCTTCCGGTGCAAACAGAAGTATGAATGACGCTTTAAATCCGGGACCGTTAGGATACGGTAACGAAGACTTTGATCCTGGAGGACCAATGCCAAGCTTTGATTCGTTCAGTGATTTTTCAGATGCAGTATTTGGTGGAGACCCTGCTACAGCAGCAGGAACTCAAAACAACACAGATGCTAATGATCAAGCAACAGGACAAGATGATAGTTATGGTGATGACAAAATAGTGTGTACTGCGATGAACTCTGCTTACGGCTTCGGTTCGTTTAGAAATGCTATTTGGCTAGACTACGCTAAGAAAAACTTGACTAAAGAACACGAAGTTGGTTATCATGCTATATTTAGGCCACTTATCAAACTAGCGTACGATAAAAATATTACACCTGTTCGTAAAATTCTAGAGCACATTGCTCGTCATCGCACTTCAGACATATGGAAAATAAAACGAGGAAGAAGAGATTTCTTAGGTTCTATATATCGTGCTATCCTTGAACCTATTTGCAAGGTGGTTGGGAAAATAGTATGAGTGCTAGATCTGTGACTGCCGCTGAAATACGAGCCGCTAAAAAGTGGTTAAAAAGCAAAAAGATATCATCTAAGGAGATGTCACCTAAAAAGTTTGCATCTGCTGCAAAGTCTATGGATAAGGGATTTCTAGAGACACTTAAAGTTATTGCAGCAACCCAAACAGGAGGTCAGGTCTAGGAGGACTCCCCCATGAATACTTCCGATTTTATAAGAATGACTCAAGAATCTTGTGAAGATGAAATCAAGGAGATTGAGCATATGCTTGGACAAGGACGTTGCGAAGATTTTATTGCGTATAAAACTCTTTGCGGTGAACTTTCTGGGTTAAACCGTGCCATAGGGATTATGGGTACAAAACTTAAACAGCTAAATGAAGAGGACTAAAATGGCTGATATACTACCAAAACCTTCAGGATGGAAAATCTTGATAAAGAAAAAGAAACCTAATGAGAAATCTAAAGGTGGAATTTACTTACCTGACCAAGCTAAAGAAGCTGAAAGCTATATGGACATATGCGCTCAAGTAGTTTCTATTGGACCTCTTGCTTGGTGTGATCGTGAAACAGGTGAGCGTTGGAAATGTGATCGTTGGGCAAAACCCGGAGATTGGGTTATTGTACCGAAGTTTACTCAGTTTAAAATGGAGATAGAAGAAGAGGAATATCGATTCATCAATGATGATGAGATTATTGCTATTGTCCCCGACCCGACCATAATAAAGGTCTATTCATAACCCGTATCGCGACGTAATCGCGCTAGGAGCATAAAATGTCTGAAGAAATTGAAGAAAAAGAAGTAGAACTTAGTTGGGAGCCTGGAACTGAAGATGAAAACACGTTTATTGATATTGTTGATGAAGACGGTAACGTAGGTGTCTCGGACTCTGAACCAGAACAGGAAGAAGAGCAAGATCTCGACGAAAAAGAATCTCGGAGAGACCGTAGGATAAATAAACTTACGGCACAGCGTCGTGATGAAGAACGTGCTCGGTTATCGGCTGAACAAGAAAATAAAGAATTAAAAGAAAGACTTAATCGTCTTGAAAACAATTCAGATAAGCAACGTATGGACAGTTTTAAAAATGAATATGAAACAGTTAAATCTCGTTTGTATGAAGCCGCTGAAGAAGGTAACACCGCGTTACAGGTTGAACTCACTGAAAAAATAGCAGATATGCGAGCCGCCGCTCGTATTGCTGATGCCCAACGACAAAGAGCTCCTGTTGAATCAGAACCCGCTCAATATCAGTCTGAAGAAAACCAGCCACCAAAAGAAGCTTTAAAGTGGTGGAACAATAACAGGTGGTTTAATAGTAAAGATCATGGCGGTGAATCAGCGTTTGCTCGTGCTGTAGATGCTGAGTTAGAAGGCGAAGGGTTTGATAAAGAAGACCCTGAATATTACAAAGAACTCGATAATCGTTTACAGAAGCGATTTCCTGAGCTATACACGAACTCGAAGAAACCTTCAACCGGACCTTCTCCCCATAAAGGAAGAAGTAATGTTAAAGGTACGTCGTCTCAAAAAGACGGCAGAATTAGATTAACGAAGGTTCAATTAGATATGGCTCGTTCACTTGGTATAAATACTGAAGCTGGTCTTCGTGAGTATGCTAAAGAAATACACCTATTGGGAGAAGCTTAATGTCTAAAAGATCTACTCGTCAATCTGAAACCCTCCAAACATCTCGCGAAGAAAATGCTCGCGCCGAAGTTGCATGGATCCCACCCGCAGTTCTAGATGCTCCTCCCCCACGGGAAGGCTTTAGACAGCGATGGGTAGCTACCTCGATTCTGGGGAATCCTGTACCTCACCACACTGTTCGGAGATTTAGAGAAGGATGGTCACCTCGTCAACGTGACACTGTTCCTAGCGATTTTCCAGTGCCAACCATAGCACAAGGCGAACACGCAGGTTTCATAGGTGTTGAAGGAATGTTATTGTGTGAATTGCCTGAAGAAAGAGCATTAGCACGTGAGCGTTATTTTCATGGAAAGACTAATGATCTTTCTAAATCTGTTGATTCTAATCTAAATCGCGCTGAACAATCCGGAGGTATCTCTATCAATCGTGAAAGAGATAGCGATTCGTTCACTCGTGGCCCAAGCAGGGTTGCGAATGATTAACCCATTAAAAAAGGAGAGCCATCATGGCTAATGCAGATACCGCTAAAGGTTTCTGGCCTCTACGTCATTTAACCGGAGGAACCATTCGTACTTCTGAGCAAACGATTGCTTCAGGATACGCTACCTCTATATTTAGAGGCGATATTGTCAAACTTGTCGCTGGCGGTGGAATTGAAGTTTCTGCGGCTGGAGCAAGGTCAATAGGTGTGTTTAACGGTGTTGAATACACAGACGCACAAGGTGAAGTTCAGTTCAGCAAACACTGGCCCGCTTCTACTGTCGCTACTAATATCAAAGCAAGTGTTTACTCTGACCCGGATATCACATTTGGTGTTCAATCAGCAGGAAGTACGGTAGCCGCAGATGTTGGTAATTTAGGCGACCATGTTGCTACTGCTGGTAATACCAGAACAGGGCAATCAGCTAACGAACTAAATGGTAGTACCGGAACTGCATATGCAGGGTTTCGTGTTTTAGGTAAAATTGATACGCCTGATAATGATTATGGTACAAATGTCAATCTAGAAGTACAGCTTGTCGAGCATGAGTTCATGCCCGGAAATGAAGCTACTACTCCTGGCGTTTAATAGAAAGGTCTTGAAAAATGGCTATGAATCGCGCATTATTCGCAAAAGGTCTCGAGCCAGGATTGAACACATTGTTCGGACTGGAATACAAAACTTACGCTCAACAATGGAAAGACATTTTTGAGCAAAACACTTCTAACAAAGCGTTTGAAGAAGACGTACTATTAGAAGGTTTTGGAGAAGCTTCTGTTAAAGCTGAAGGCGCAGGGGTCTCATATGACGCTGCTTCTGAAGTTTCAACTTCTCGTTACAACCACGAAACAATCGCTTTGGCTTTCGCTATTACAGAAGAAGCTGAAGAAGATGGTTTATATGGTAGTTTGGCTAAAAAGTATGGTAAGGCATTAGCTCGCTCTATGGTTCACACCAAAGAGATCAAAGGCGCTAACGTCCTTAACAATGGCTTTGACTCTGACTACACAGGCGGTGACGGTGTAGAACTTTTTTCTACAGCCCACCCAACAAGTTCAGGCAATCAGTCCAACGAATTGGCTACTGCCGCTGACTTTAGCGAAACTTCACTAGAGCAGATCTTAATCAACATCTCAAACATGGACGACGACAGGGGAATCCCTATCGCAGCTATGGCTCGGTGCTTGATAATTCCTACAGCCCTTCAGTTTGATGCTGAGCGTGTGTTAAATTCTAACCTACGTTCTGCTACTGCTGAAAACGACATTAATGCTAACATGAGCATGGGAATGCTTCCTGACGGTGTTAAAGTCAACCAACGTCTTACCGACACCGATGCATGGTACATCAAAACAGATGTTCCTGATGGAATGAAAATGTTCCAACGTCGTGCGTTGAAAAAAGGCATGGAAGGTGACTTTGAGTCCGGGAATGTTCGATATAAAGTGTCAGAGCGGTACAGCTTCGGTTGGACCGACTGGCGTGGAATGTTCGGTTCTCCCGGCGCATGAGTCCTCCCACTCTTTGATGCGTCGGCCGTCCCCAGAGTCTCCCTGCTCTGGGGACACCCTCGCAAAATTAATTGAATGGAGCTTCGGCTCTGGTTTTATAAAAAGGAAACTGTTCAATGACTACAAGATTTCAAAACGGAATAAATAACTCAGCTAAAAACTCTGCTCTTGAGCTAATGGGTCAACTTGATCCTACTAAGTACCACACTTACTGGGATGATTTTGATACTACTCCTATTGCGGCTCAATGGACTTTAACTGCTACTTCTGGTGGATCAGGTACTTCTGCTATTACTGTTCCTGACGCAGATGGTGGTTTAGCTCGTATTACTACAGCCGCTAACGAAGATGATGGAATTTACGCTGAGTGGATTTCTGAAACATTTAAGTTAGAAAGCGGAAAAAAGACTTGGATGAAATGCCGTATTTCTGTTGGTGATGCGGCTCAAAGTGATTGGCTTGTAGGATTGCATTCTACAGATACTACACCTCACGACGCTACTCTTCGTTATATATTTGAGAGCGTAGATGGCTCTGCGGCTGTGTATTTTAACAATGACAATAATACTACAGACAGCGACAGTGGTACTGTGCATACAATGGAAGACGACACATTTGTTACACTAGCAGCCTATTACGATGGTGGAACAACTATCCAATTATTTGCAGATGACGTTTTAGTAACGACTATGACAAGTATCACAGTTCCAGCCGCTGAAATGGCTGTAGGCTTTGGATATATAAATGGAGCCGCTGGCGCAGAAACTGCGGATGTTGATTACATTTTTGTAGCCAAGGAGCGTTAATCCTCATGCAAACCAACTTAACTATGGTTGGAGACAAATGGGCCGTCGAGATAATCGGTGGCCCAGATGAGGAAACTCTGACTAAAACTTTTAGCGGACGCGAGCAAGCAACCAACCAAATAAGACTTTGGGGAAATGGTCAGTCCGAAATGCCTATCTTAAAGTCGGTTAAACCTAAGAAGGTTGCAACCGTGAAAAAATAACTCTACCTTTTTGAAGAGGAAATAAAGATGCCAAAAGCAAAGGTTATCACTCTCACCCCAACAGCCGCAGATCCTGATGGTTTGTCTACTACTGAAACACTATTAGCAACTCGCCTTGATTCTTTAATCAACGGTGCTTACGCTATAGATTTTGATAGAAACGGTATTTGTTTAGCTCAAACTACTGGAGCTTCAGCGGCTTTAGTCCTTAACGGAGCGCAAAGTATAGATTTTACGGCTCGTAAAGGAGCGTTTATACAGATATTTGCTGGCTCAGATAATACCGGAATTACTTTTGCTGTTGTTGGTACTGACAGAAATGGTAAAAGAATAACGGAAACAATAACTGGACCAGATGCAGGGCTAACTGTTCTTGGAGCAGTTCGGTTCTACAGTATAACCAGTATTACATCTTCTGCCGCAGTAACTGATAATTGTGAAGTAGGTACAAATGGCTATGCTACTTTTTCAACACCTCAGCATATGACTTCTACCCACGCAGGAGATGACAGCGGTGAAACTGTTACTTTTATTGGTGAAGATCGGTATGGAAGAGAGTTAAGTGAAACTATAACAGGAGGTAGTGGCGCACTAGTGACAACGTCTGGTAACTTTGCTAGAGTTGATCGTATCACAGCTTCTGGAGTAGGAGCAGATGCTGTAACTGTTGGTTCAAACGCTTTATGTGAAAGCAAATGGTATGTTCTTAATTACAGAGGCCACTATTTTACAGTAGGTTTAGGTTTAGACGTTACAAGTGGTCCAGGAGCAGGAACAGCCGCAGTCCAACATACATTTAACAACGTACTAGCGGAAAACTTTAGAGAAATTGATGCTACGGTTCACACCCATGATTCAATGAACAGTAAGACAGCTAACTTTGACGGTAACTACACAAATCCCCCTGTAGCTTGCCGACTAGCTATAACAGCATACACTAGCGGAAGTATTTCACTTCGTATTGTTCAGGCGGGGTAACGGAAAATTTGCAAATTCAATTTACGCACTATATGCTGACACCACGCAGTATACTAAACTAAAAGGTTTCATTAATGGCTACTAGCGGAACATTCGTATTTAATCTAACTGTTGATGAAATGATCACAGAAGCCTATGAAAGATGCGAAGTTAGACCTCAAAGCTTAACTCAGTATGATGCCGAAACTGCTCGCCGTAGCTTAAACCTTATGTTTACGGATTGGTCGGTACAAGGTATTAATTATTGGACCCTCATAGAAACCACACAAACGCTCACACAAGGCACAAACGCCTATGTGCTCCCTACAGGCACACTAGATGTTTTTAGCATGGTTATACGACGTTCTGGGGCTGATTCAGTCATGCAAAGAGCTAGTTTAACACAGTACCATGAACAACCTAATAAAGATGAACAAGGGAAGCCTTCTTTATTCTTTTTAGACCGACAGCTCACTCCTGTTATTTATGTGTGGAATAGCCCTCAAAATTCAACAGATCAACTTATTTACTGGAGGATGCAACAAATAGAAGATGTTTCTTTGTCTAATTCCACAGTAGATGTTCCTGTTCGTTGGACAGAAGCTCTTTGTGCAGGTCTTGCCGCTAAACTCGCTGTTAAGAAAAATAAAGCCTTATTAACAATTTTACAGCCCCTTGCAACCGATGCCTTTAATAACGCCGCTGACGACGAGCGTGAAAAAGCATCTTTAAAGATTGTCCCTGGATGATATGGCTATTAAACGAAGAAGTCTTTATGCTCGTGGAACTAAATCTCAAGCGATGGACGACCGCACTGGTAAAAAAGTCAACTATACTGACTTACGTAGAGAGTGGACAGGTCACATGGTCCACAAAGATGAATGGGAAGCCAAACACCCACAGCTTGAACCTCGTGGAGCAGTAGATGCAGAAATTCTTAGGAATCCTAGAGTTGATAACGATAATGTTCAAGTGTTTGTCAAAGGTCGGCAAATACGAGGCCTTGAAATGCGGTTATCTTTACTTGGTGACATTGCCGCCACTGATGCTACCGCTAAAGCTTTACCTAGTGGAGTTGTTGGTACGTTTACAGTGGGTACTGAAATCCCTACTGCTTCCGCTATACCAAGCGGTGTCTCGGGTACAGGAGCCGTTGGTAACATTAGTAGCGGAATTAAACTTGCGGGTGTCGCTATTACTTCAGCCGTTGGTACAGAATCTATTAGTGCGGGAGTTAATTTGTCGGTTACAGGTGTCGCTATTACTTCAGCCGTTGGTAACGAAATACCTGTTTCCGCAGTGCTTGAAACAGGTGTCGCTATTACTTCAGCCGTTGGTACAACTACAATTCTTCGCGATGTTTGGAGTGACGGGACTTGGGGTGAAGGGACTTGGGGTAATTAAATGAGTACATATGCATCACTTACACAAGACATTCAAGACTTTGCTGAAAACGATGATACTGAATTTACGTCTAAAATAGACACTTTTATAGTAAATGCAGAAAGTCGATTATTTCGTGAAGCTCCTTTTCTTCCTGCGTTTCGCGCGAGTAATACAGGTTCTTTAAGCAGTGGAACAGCTACTTTAGCAATGCCAGCGGGTGTTAGAACTATACGAAGTGTGAGTATAACCGTTTCTAGTTCTGACGTGTTTTTACAACAACGATTAGATAGTTATTTAAGAGATATGTTCCCTGCTAGTGCTACAACAGGTGAACCCAAATACTATGCGGTACAGAGCGATTCTTCACTTCTGTTTGGCCCCACACCCGACAGTGCCTATGCGTTTGAAGTTTTATCTAATGAA